ACAATGTATGCCGGACCATCGCTTACTGTTTTTCAAAAACCAGGCGATGAGTATATCGGATCTGATAATAAGATTGCTAATATCGATATGGTGTTTTGGGGTTGGGCTGGAGCTCGTTATGAATTGACAGCTCGTTTATCTGTTCAAGATTCTCCAAATAGCGCTGGTATTGTATACGATGCTATTAGATTCTGTAAAGTTGCTTCTGAAATGGGAATTGTTGGTTACTTACGTGGTCCATCAGCTTGGTCGCAAAAGACTCCACCAGAACAACTTAAAACTGCAGATGCTAAGTTTGAATGTGATGCTTTAGCTCGTAGAGTTTTGACTGATAAAACACGTCCACAACTTAAAGAAAATAAGCCTAAAGTTGAAGATCTAACTTATACATTCCAATCAGGTGAAAACGATTATGCCTAAGCAGTTAATTAATACTTTTGATATCGATGGTGTAATCTATTTTGGTGAGGACGTAACTGGTGTGCGTCCTGGTCGAGACGATGTTATTATTACAGGAAGATCATATCAACAAGAGCTTGATACTATTTGTATGTTAAAATCTCGTGATATACATAATCATGTGATGTTTAATCCACTAAAACGAAGCGATGACACATATAGTCGAAAAGCTTCAGGTATTCATAAAGCTAAATGTATCACAAAGCTTAAAGAATCATTTAAGATTGGACTTCACTTTGAAGATGATCCTATTCAAATTGAAGAGATCAAAAAGGTTCATCCAGAATTAAACGTAATTCATTTAGTGAGAGAGGGTCTCATTGGATATTAAAATAGTAATCCCATCATATAAAAGAGCTGGAGTCAATCCTTCAATTGATAACTTACCTGATGATATAGTTAGTAAATACGTAACTTTAGCTGTAAGAGACGAAGAATATAATGAATACGTAAAAGCTCATCCTGGTGTTAACATACATAATCTTGGGAAGGGCGTTGATGGTATAGTAGAAACACGACAACGAATTAACGAACAGTTTAATGGAAAGATTATGGTTATCGATGATGATAATACTTTCTTTCATATTAGACATGGAGCTCATAAAAAAGATCCAACTAATAAGTATATTGGTAGAGGTCAAAGACTCGCGTCTGCAGAAGAATATGTTGAAATGCTGAAATACTGCTCAGGACTTTTAGATACATTTGAGTATGGAACAATGAGAAATTTAAATTTTTTAAGAGATCCTAGATGGGATCCATACACTTTAAATTCTATTTGTTATTGGGTTCATTTCTTTAATTTAGACACATTTGATTATGTTGATTGTAATTTTAGAAATGGGCCTAAGTCTGGTTTATGTGAGGATCTGTATTTACCAACTGACTGGTTTGATAAAGGAAATGACTTTTTTACTTTAGTTAAATATAATGTTGGAGAAACTACAGGTCAAAACCAGATGGAAGGTGGTTGCAATACTAGTGATAGAGGTATAAGATACAAAGAATCACTAGAACAATTACACGAAATGTTTCCACAGTATTGTAAATTAAAAGAAAGTAAAAAGAATACTGAAACATATGGATTTGAAGTTCCAACATTAACTATTAGATTAAATACAAAGAAGAGAAAAAATGATAAAGCAACACTCCCACTCTAGTTCTTATAATTATGATTGGTGGTCATTTGATAAAGACCTTATGCTTGACTTCAATCATTTCTTAAAAAAGATTAACGATCGTGCTGCAATCAAACAAGGGTTTACTGCCGGCCAATACGAAAATCTAAATCGTCATGGAGCAATTGATTATGGCTTAGGCGAAAACGTAGAGTACTTTCATCCAACAATTACATTAGATGATCGTATGAGATTTATTGGTACTGAAATTGCTACATCTCGAATGAGCGATACTAATATTGTCGGTAACACGATTATATCTCACTTTTATGGAGCTCGTGGAGTTCACTGGGTAGTATCAGGAAAGGAGGGAACCTTTGTTGATTTTGATAGAATTGCAGATGGCGATGATGACTATATTAAGTTTCTACGTAATAACATCGATAAAGCTATAAGAAATAAGCAACCTATCTGGGGAACAACCGAGTTACACACATCTATTCAAACGTCTGGTAGAAACTATTGTCGTAAAAAATATAATGAACCAGATCGTAAGTTTCATCCAGTTGATGTAAGTGAATGGGTTGCTTCTTTCAGAGATACTAAAATCATTGAAGGTATGCTAGCTGCTAAAGATCTTTTTGAAGTGTTTACTTTATTAAGAACTTTACCAGGAGTTGGCGAATACTATGGTTTCCATTGCGCTACTTCTACGTCGGTTTTACCTCAAATGAAGTATCATCACGATCAACGATTTGTCGCACCAGGACCAGGAGCTGTTTATACAATCAAGCTTTTGTGGCCTGATGCTCCTAATAAATATCTAGCTGAAGCAATTTATTTTATGAGAGAAAATGCGGCTGAAATTGGTTTGACCAAAGATGTTACATTTCATGAATCAGCATATAATATTGAATTAGACAATGGTTCACATTTATTTAAAGAGCAACAGAATGGATTAAAGTATTATGGTACTGAGGTTCTATGTTGCCAATATGGTGTATATCTACAAATAAGAGATGACGAAAAAGCATGTGCAAGACGTCAAGTTGCTAGAGCTAAGACGCCACAAAACACGTTAACTGAGTTTTTTTAAGATGAAAAATATAATCAACTGCCCATTTATTCCAATAGCAAAACGTCATGCATCTCACCGAGGAGCTCAAGGCGTTATCTATGGAGATATGATTAAGGAAAAATATGGAAACTGCGATGTCAACTATGGTGGAGAAATTACAGATCATAATGCTTATGATAATCTCTGGGTTTATCATGGCAGTGATTATAGCGGCGGTCTTAATATGTTTGGTGGCGTTTATGGTTTCCCATACGTTGCTAACACTGTTAACTTTTCTAAATTTAAAGGTCAAGTCTATTCTATAGGAATGGACTTTCCGCCGTATCATGAAATGATTAAAAATAAATTAGCAGCGGCAAAAAGAGATGTTCAGCCAGAATGGCATCAGGTTGATTTAAAAAACCTTGAAAGAATGCATAATACAGCAATTAGAGTTGATTATCCTAATCCTACAGATAAAGTAGTCATTGGTGATAGTCATTCAATATGTATGTATCGCCCAGGTTGGACTGTTAACAGTGTGCCATTTAAAACTCTTAATGGAGCTTTGAAAGAAGGCTTTGCCTCATTTATTCCAAGTGAATATAAAGAACTACATTGTTATTTTGGCAATATTGATGTTCGTCATCATATCATTAGATTAGAAGCAAGTATTATAGAATTAGCTGATAGATACATGGAAGAAGCACGTAAATTTGATGCTAAAATATATGAGTTGTTACCTATTGAAAATGAATCTCGAAAGATACCGCAATCTGGTTATCATAAAGGAAAACCTTTCTGGGGATCTTGGCAAGAACGCACTGATATCCGTAATCAATTTAATGACTACATTGAAAAAGAATATGGAATCATAAGATGGACTGATAAACTATTAAATAAAGCTGGCGAACTAGATTTTCAATACATGGAAAAGCCAAAATCAATACATCTATCACGAGAGTTCTATCCGTACTGGAATGGAATCCAACCTATAAATACAAATACACTTGAGGAATTTTTCTAATATGACAACCTGGGCAAGCATCGTTCCATTGATTGGTGGAGAAACCATCGCAATGGAGAATATCTTTAAAACAAAACCAAAATACTTTCTTACATTTGATGGCTTTCAGGCTAACGAAGAACATTTGAGAAATTACTATAACAATGAGATACCTTACCTAAACCTCTCAGAGGGAGTCAGACACCCATCTAACGTAGACGTAGTTAATACTATATGTCCATGTGCAGGCTTAAGTTCACTGAGTCCATCAGCTTCAAGTAATAATCCAGCAAACGATTGGATGGTAAAATCAGCTGAATACGTTTTAAGTGAAATGTCTCCAAAGGTTTTCTGGGGAGAAAATGCTCCAAGACTTGCTTCTAAAATGGGAGAGCCTGTAGTAAAAAGACTACGTAAACTAGCTGAAGCTAATGGTTATACATTTAGTATCTTTAAAACTAAATCATTATTGCATGGTCTAAGTCAAGTAAGAGATCGTACGTTTTACTTCTTCTGGAAAGGAGATACTGTACCATTGTTTGAATATATTGATATACAACCAACAATGATTGCTGATGATATTAGAGCTGTAGTAAACGATAAAAATGACCCAATGAGTCAAATTATGTGTAATGATAATAAACCATCTGATGATCCATATTACAAATACATCTTAGATGTAATTGAAGGCGGCATTACGCATAAAGAGTTTGCAGCTAAGATTCCAAGAACTATAAATGTGCAAGATTACATTGAGAGACACACAACCTATAACAAGGTTGCTGAATGGATGCGAGAACATGGATTTGATAATGTGGCTCGTAAATGTGATAGGGCTTATCATAAGCTCAAAGCTGGTGGTAACATTATGCGTAAAGGCGTTGAAATTCCTAAAGATAAAATAGGAGCTTTCGTAGGTCATATGCCTTCAAGCATAACTCATCCTGACGAAGATAGATTCTTAACAGTACGAGAAGCTATGTCACTAATGAAACTACCAACTGATTATCAGATGATCAATGCCAAAAGATCGCTTAATCATATGTGTCAAAATGTGCCAGTAACTACAGCAGAACATCCAGCTGCTATGGTTAAAAAATATTTAGAAGGTAAATTAGATTTTGTCGATACTAAGTATATGGTACAAGATAATAAGAAAAAAACCTATGAATGTGAAAAAAACAGTTTACAATTGACTGAATTTATGTTATAATATACCTATCAATTAAATTATTAAAAGAGGAATTATGCCAAGTATCAAACTAACAGCACAGCCCGCAAAATACCGTAAAGGTAAAAAGAATCAGCGGCCACAGCAAGACATGCCATTCGATGTTGCTATGAGAAAATTTAAAAAAGCAGTCGAAGCGGCGGGTATTCTACAAGATGTCCGTAGAAAAGAATACTATGAAAAACCTACGGCAAAGCGCAAGAGAAAGAAAGCCGAAGCTATTGCGCGACATAAGAGACAAGTTGGCTCTGTGGAACAAACACAATTCGGCAGGAGAAAAATACGATGAGTGTAATGGATAAACTAAAAAAGAACTCAAAGATTAAAACTTCGGATACACTATCTGAAAGTATTTTCTTTGGCGATAAGAGTATGACTAAAACTGAAGTGCCAATGATCAATGTTGCGCTATCTGGAGATCCAGATGGTGGTTTAACATCAGGTCTTACCGTACTAGCAGGTCCATCAAAACATTTTAAAACGTCATTTGCTTTGCTTATGGCTGGTGCTTATCTTAAAGAAAACAAAGACGCTGTAATGTTGTTTTATGATTCAGAGTTTGGTTCACCACAATCTTACTTTGAAGCATTTGGTATCGATACTAGTCGTGTACTTCATACTCCAATTACTGACGTTGAACAACTTAAGTTTGATTTAGTTGGTCAATTGGATAACATTGAACGTAAAGATAAAGTTATTATTGTTATTGATTCTATTGGTAACCTTGCTTCTAAGAAAGAATTGGAAGATGCTTTGAATGAGAAATCAGTTGCTGATATGTCTCGAGCTAAAGCAATTAAAGGTCTATTCCGTATGGTAACACCTTACTTGACTATGAAAGATGTGCCTCTATTGGCTATTAATCATACGTATCAAGAAATGGGTCTATTCCCTAAAGCTGTAGTTTCCGGTGGTACTGGTATTTACTATTCAGCTGATAATATCTGGATTCTAGGTCGTAGACAAAACAAGCAAGGTATGGAAGTTACTGGTTATGATTTTATTATCAATGTTGAAAAGTCACGAATGGTTAAAGAAAAATCTAAAATCCCAGTCTCAGTCTCTTGGGACGGTGGTGTCGAACGTAATTCAGGTCTACTTGAAATCGCTCTTGCTGGTGGTTTTGTTGTTAAGCCTAATAATGGTTGGTACTGTCGTGTAGATCAAGATACTGGTGAAATGGTTGAACCTAAAGTCCGTGAAAAGACTACTAAGGAAGATGAATTCTGGGAACCTATTCTTAAGACTCAAAAGTTTAAAGACTTCTTGATTAATCAATATCAGATTGGTCATAAATCTTTAATTGATTTTGACCCAGAAAGCCCTTTACAAAATGACCAAAGTGTGGTATAATATATGGATAAAGAATATACTATAGTTGAACATCCAGATTCTGATTTTTATGCTATTGCTTTGACTGATGAATCTCCATGGAGTGGTGTTCGATTTATCTATGGTACAGTGTCTATTAAAGAATCGCCAGAAATTGATATGGCTACATTATCATTTTCGTATAATATCAATGATCCTGGCGATTTTGATCATGACGACTTGACAAAAGATGAAGGATTTAACAACTACATCGGCGAATTATTATCACACATCATTGAAGGAAAAGAAATTGCAGAACGAGATACCAACACACGTACTGAGCCATCTACTTAATAACGAAGAATACTGCAGGCGCGTAATACCATATCTTCAAAAAGAATATTTTGAAGGTTCGCACAAAGTAGTATTCGATCTTATTGTAAGCTTCGTATCAACGCACAATAAACTACCAACTGGTAGAGTATTAGATATTGAACTACAAAAAGTAGCTGCTCCTGAAGATGTTTTAAATCAGTCTTCTATGTTGATTAATGAAATCAATAATAAGACTGATTTAGACACTGAGTATCTTATTATCGAAACCGAAAAGTGGTGTAAAGATAGAGCAGTTTATCTCGCTATTATGGATTCTATTGGTATTATTGATGGCAAAGATCCTGAAAAAACTGAAGGCGCAATTCCAGAAATACTTTCTACAGCTCTTGGAGTATCATTTGATCAAGCTATTGGTCACGATTATATTGATGATTCTGATAGTCGTTTTGAATTTTATAACAAGACTGAAGAACGTATTCCGTGGGATCTTGATTACTTTAACAAGATTACTAAAGGTGGTATTCCAAACAAGACTCTTAATGTTTGTCTGGCTGGTACCGGCGTTGGTAAATCTTTGTTTATGTGTCATAATGCAGCTTCTGTTTTACAGCAAGGCAAAAATGTATTATACATAACTATGGAAATGGCTGAAGAAAGAATTGCTGAACGTATTGATGCAAACCTAATGGACTTACCTATTCAACAGCTTGAATCATTGCCTAAAAATGTATTTGCTGAAAAGATTCAAAAGATTGCAACAGGTACTATTGGTAAATTACTTATTAAAGAATATCCTACAGGTGCTGCTCATTCAGGACACTTTAGGGCATTACTTAATGAATTAAAGATGAAGAAGAAATTTGAGCCAAGTATTATTTACATTGATTATTTAAACATATGCTCGTCATCACGTATGAAGGCTATGGGTGGTAGTATAAACAGTTACACTTACATCAAAGCTATTGCTGAAGAATTACGTGGTTTGGCTATTGAGTTTAATGTTCCAATTATGACAGCAACTCAAACAACTCGTTCTGGCTTTAGTAATACTGATGTTGGTCTTGAAGATACTTCTGAATCGTTTGGCTTACCAGCAACAGCTGATTTAATGTTTGCGTTAATCGCAACAGAAGAACTAGATGAATTAAACCAAGTAATGGTTAAACAATTAAAAAATCGTTATAATGATCCTACTAAGTATAAACGCTTCGTGATTGGCATAGATAGAGCAAGAATGAAGTTATATGATGTAGAGGAATCAGCTCAATCAGATATTATGTCTGATATGGCTATTCCAGATAAACCAATAGCAACGTGGGGTAATAACGAAACCAAAGACACGTTTGCTGAATTTAAAGTATAGGAAAAAAATATGAATTGGATTAAAGATAGAATTAAAGAAAGAACATCTCTAGATGGAGTATCACTTATTGTGATTTGTGGTTCAGTTATTTTGTTTGGCGGTATTGCTAAACTATTAGCTTGGATCGGTTTAGGTTGGGGTATTTACACATTGGTACAAAAAGAGGACTAATTAATGTTTAATGTACGCGTTATTTCTCATAGCAAACCAGCTATTGGGGTCGAATTGAAAGATGATTTGTTGCAAATGGTTGCTTATTGCGCTCGTGTATCAAATCCAAATAATCAAAATAATGAAGCAAGCGCGGAAAAACTAGTACAGTATTTGATTAAGCATCAGCATTGGTCTCCATTGGAGATGGTAAGTGTGTGTATGGAAGTCGATACTACTCGGGATATCGCTCGGCAAATTCTTAGACATCGATCATTTTCGTTTCAAGAATTTAGTCAGCGATATGCTGATCCCACTCAAGATTTAGCTTTTACTACTCGTGAAGCTAGACTTCAAGATGAAAAGAATCGACAAAACTCTGTTGATATTCCTATGGAGGACTCGATCCATCATATTTGGGAGTCATATCAAGAGGTTATTATTGAACGTTGTAAGCATGCGTATGAATGGGCTATTAATGCCGGTATCGCCAAAGAGCAGGCAAGAGCAATTCTTCCTGAAGGATTAACGATGTCTCGTATGTATGTCAATGGTACATTAAGATCATGGATTCACTATATTCAGCTAAGAGCAGCAAACGGCACTCAGAAAGAACACCAAGAGATCGCTAAAGCTTGTGCTGAAGCTATATACCAAATATTCCCTCTCGATGATGTCATATAACTAAATGATATAAAAAAAGTGAATTATTTTCACTAAAACAGTTTACAACCTCCTTTCTTTATGATATAATATACCTATATTAAATGATAAAGAAAGGAACTACATTATGACACAACTAATTGAAAAAACCCAAGAACTACTGGATCTCATGCAGCATCAACTGCACACTAGGTTCGAACATACCATCGATAGCACTCAATATATAATGGAACCAGGTAGGAATTTCATCAAGCTAATTAGAGATGTAGATGGCCGTCAAAGCGTTGTAGGTTTTGTAGTTAAAAAATCGCCCAAAGCATTAGATAATAAAACTAATGAAGAGTTTAAAATTGGTGATATGTTAATGGCAAAAAGCTGGAAAGCTCCAGCTACAAACTTTGCTAGAGGTAACGTATTTGAAGAATTACCAATGAGACAACTTTGTTTTGGACTTTAAGGAGAATATTATGAATTTAGAAGAAGTAATTAAAAGCTTAGTTAACGTAACACTTACCGAAGATAAGGTAAGAGACATTGTTGGAGCTCCATCAATCGAAGAGTCAGAGACTTGCGAATGTGGAAAAAAGCTTGACCAATGCAAAGATTCTTATGAACACATGACACACGGAGTATAATATGAGTAGAACTAATTCTTACGTAATGACAGCCCACGTTGAATCAGCGGGCGATATGCTTGAACTTCAAACTGTTAGAAATTCTATTAAGACCATCAATAAGATGGCTAAAGAAACTGATAGAATGAATCAATATCGATATGACTCAGGTTGGACCGATGTTTTATTACCTTTGACACCAAAGTATCGTGTTAATGTTATGCCTCGTGGACCGCGCACTAAAGCAGCAATTGCTGATGGTCGTAGCCCAAGAGCTTATGATTCATGTCTTCCAATGCGACATGCCGAAAGACTTGATGTATATATCCATGAACGTTCACAGAGTTATTGCTAATGTTAAGAGCCTTTAAAGAAGTTACTAATTGGGATGAATGTAAACATCCAGTTCTAAACCACACATATATCTTAAATGAACAAGGTCATTGTGTTGGATTTAGATCAACAATATCTAAACAGTATAAAGAATTTAGTAAACCAATGAAAGGTTTTTCAAAGTCACGTAGAAAATTTATTGAACTTAAACCAGTTGAAAAATATATGAGGTAGTAATGATGAGATATGGAATGGAAGATTTAGCAGGACTAATTGTATTAATGGGTTTATCACTTATACTTGGAGTAGTAATTGCAGCTACTTCTGTTCAAGGTACTTGGAGATTAGATGCGGCAAAAACAGAATGCGCTCAGTTTAATCCAGATAATGGCCATTTTCAATGGATTGAGATTTCAGAATAATGATAGAGTATTGGGTTGTAAAATTTACCAAAAACGATAATGATCCACTTCATCAGTATCTTTTTGCTATAGAAAAAGACGCAGAAAGCTTTAAAAAAGATATGGATGAAAGGGGTTATATAACTTCAATTACACGAAACGAGGAATTTGTATAATGGAATATTTAATTGGCTTAGTAACTGTAGTTGGTGTTGGATATACTTCGTATATTATCGGCCTTAAAGAAGGCGGCGCTAAAATGATTGACTCTTTAGAATACTTAGGTATCATTATTGTAGACGAAGACGATAATGTATGGCCAAATAAACAGTACAATCCTAAATAGTAAGAAAAAAAATATTATAAATAGTATTGTACATTTACTTAAAGGAGTGTTATAATACAATTATGAAAAGTTTTTTATCACTAGAACCAATCCGAGAAGCAGTTAGACTTGCTCCTGGACAACTCAAAAAACCTAATGCTAATACTGGAGAAGCTAGAATTGATATTCTAGCCAGACTCATACGAGACGAAAAGCCACTCGAATTAGCAAAGGGTGGAACCTTTAAAGTAACTGAAATCGAAGATGCCTTAGCTCAAATAGAAATATTTAAGAAGCTTGAAAAACCATTCAATCTTCATGGTGATGGTAAAACTATCAGCTCTTCAGATCTTGGTAAAAGCAAAGTTTTTGGCGGGGGTGGTGGAGCCGGAGGCGGAACCAAGAATACTCAGATCACTGAAAGTCATCAATGCGTTATTTGTCAAGCAATGCTAGACAATGGAATACAATCAGAAGAGTTCTTTATGGATGAAGAAATCTTAAAAGCAGCATATAAAAGAGTATATGTTGATGCAACATACGAAGAAATTGCTAGTGTAGAGGATGGTTGGTTTCATTCATCGTATGAATCAGCTAAGCTTCTTGTTAAAGATGGTTATATTAATAAGTCTCAAACATTCCATAGAAACAGTAAATTGATGAACACTGTTTACGCATACAAAAATGTAGCATATAAAAATTCAGATCAAAAACCAGTTAAAGATGATAAGTGGAATCCAGGTGATTTTTGGGCTGTTGAAAAATCTTTTGATCTTAAATCTTTAAATACAGATTCTATTGCTGGATATAATAAGTCGTTACTTCAAGCATTTGTTGATAGGCAATTAGTTGCTATATCACTTAAGCTTGTTAAAAAGAAAGCAAAAGCTAAAGAATATAATGTTAAACTACCACCAGATACTGATGATCATAAGTTACTAAAAATATTACTTCAAGGCGAAAAACGAGGAACCTTTTGGTCTAACAAAGGTGCTACTATTCTCTTTGACGAAGGTAAATTTGATCTAAGAGCTGGTTCTGCTGGCGGAGCTATCAAAGGAGAAATTGCACTTAAAACTGCTAGAGGCGGCGGTGCTGGATATGGAATCATGCAAGACGCTTTAAAGCTTGTTATGAGAAAGAAAATACCAGAAAATGGTAAAATCAATGCAATGGCAAAGAAAATAGTTAAAGGCGATAAGCGATCTATCGCAATATTTTATAAAATGTATAGTCATTTCTATAAAAACGAAAGCTATGAAACCTTTGAAAAGGAATTACTTAGTAAAGACGTTTATTGGGTTGGATCTAAGATGGCTTGTCTATATGTTGTATACATAGTAGATCAAAACACTGGAACAAAAGCTAATAGATGGCTAACTAAAATTATCAATTATGCTGGATCTAAATCTGAAGACTCTAGCGCATACGTAAAGGTATACGAATAATGAAAGGATTTAAAAATCAACTAGCTGAAGCCGCAGGAAAGAACACTCATATGATTCATATTGAGGATCTTATTCTTGATGGCGGAGTTAAGGGAGCGCGCCAAGCTATACTTGCATTGAGATCATTGCGAGATATGCTGTCGGGTAACGCAAAATCTGCAGTAGACGTTACTGTTAAATGGGATGGCGCTCCCGCCGTATTTGCCGGAGAAGATCCGTCAGATGGCCAATTCTTTGTAGCAAAAAAGGGTATCTTTAATGCTAATCCAAAGATTTATAAGTCTCATGCTGATATTGATGCTGATACTTCCGGCGATTTATCTAAAAAGTTGAAAATGGCCTTTGATTACATTAAGCCACTTGGTGTAAAAGGTGTGATTCAAGGTGACTTTATGTTTGATAATTCTGACCTTAAAACAGAAAGCATTGGTGGAGTTAAACACGTAGTTTTTCATCCTAATACAATCGCTTATGCCATTCCAACCGATTCTGCTTTAGCAAAAGAGATTAAAAGAGCTAAGATTGGTATAGTATGGCATACAACATATAGTGGAGCAACGTTCGAAACTATGAGAGCTGAGTTTGGTAGAGAAATTACACCAAAATTAAAAGCTTCTAAAGATGTTTGGATGGTCGACGCTACGCTATCTGATTTATCTGGCACAGCAACACTAACTAAAAAAGATACTGAATTACTTAATGGTAAACTTTCAGCTGCTGGTAAACTATTTAAAAAAATATCTGGATCTACTCTTAAAGAGCTAGAATCAAATAAAGAATTAAACCTTGTTATTAATGTATATAATAATAGAAAGGTAAGAGATGGTCAAAGAATCACAGACACTAAGAAGCATGCAATAGGTCTTATTATGTTTGTTAAAGATCGATATCAAAAGGAAATTGACAAAAGAAGCAGTCAAAAAGGAAAAGACGCGCAAATTGCAAAAAGAGATCAATTGCTTGCATTTTTTGACAAATCTAATTTAAAAAACTTACAAAACGTGTTTGATTTACAAAATTTAGTTGTAGATAGCAAATTAATTATTATAAATAAACTAAACGGTTTAAACAAAATTGGTACTTTTGTTAAAACTAAATCCGGATTTAAGGTAACCAACCCTGAAGGTTTTGTTGCAATAGATCGTATGGAAGGTGGTGCAGTTAAGCTTGTTGATCGATTAGAATTTTCTACTAATAACTTCAGCAAAGATATTATTAAAGGTTGGGACAATCCTAACTAAATGGAACCGAGGATAAAAATGAAATCATTTAAGGAACACGAAGCAGAACTATCTGAAGATAGTGGCGATTTTTCAGAAGCTATGTCACTTGCACATAGAATGAAAATGAAAGCTAGCTTCAGAAAAAATAAAGCTAAAATTGCTCTAGGTAAAAAGAAAGCAGCAAGAAAATTAGCATCTCCAGAAAAACTTAAATCACGAGCAACTAAAAAGGCTCGCGACATCATGATTCAAAAAATTCTTAAAGACAAGAAGAAGGGTGATCTATCATTTGCTGGCAGAGCTGGTATTGAAAAGAGATTAGCATCTAAAAAAGGAGCAATCGCAAAGATTGCTAAAAAGTTACTACCGGCAATTAAGAAAGCTGACAGGGCTAAACTAAAAAGTAAAGGTGGTGACAAATAAAATGGAATTTAAGAGTTTTAGCGAATATTTAACTGAAGCTAAAGGCGAAGTATACTTCGTTTTTGGTAGATTTAATCCACCAACTTCAGGTCATGAGAAACTTTTTGACAAGCTAAAGAAAACTGCTGGTAGTAATCCTTATCGAATATATGGTTCAAAATCGCAAGATGCTAAAAAGAATCCTTTATCGTTCAAAGAAAAAATAAAATTTTTACGTAAAATGTTTCCAAAGCATGCTCGTAGTATTATGGCTGACGCTGATGTTAGACACGTTATGGACATTGCTACTAAATTATATGACCAAGGTTATACCTCAGTAACTATGGTCGCAGGCTCAGATAGAGTTAAAGAGTTTGATACTCTTCTCAATAAATATAACGGTGTCGATTCTAGGCATGGTTTCTATAATTTCGAAAATGGTATTAAAGTTGTTTCAGCTGGAGAAAGAGATCCAGATGCTGAAGGCGTTGCTGGTATGTCAGCTTCGAAGCTAAGAGCATTTGCTTCAGATAATGATTTAGAAAACTTTACAAAAGGAATGCCTAAAGGATATAAAGATTCAAAAGCATTATTCAATGCAATTAGAAAAGGTATGGGACTAAAAGAAACTCATATGCATCGTAAGCATGTTGAACTAGAACCTGTATCAGAAAAAAGAGAACAGTTTGTTGAAGGTACTCTTTTTAAAGAAGGCGATGAAGTTGTATTAAAGGAAACAAATCAAATTGGTGTTATTAAAAGATGCGGCACTAACTTTTTAGTTGTCGAATTTGGCGAATGGAAAAAAAGAGTTTGGTTAGATGATGTAGAACATTTAGATGAAAAGAAATATACTGACATGGATTCTAAAGAAAAAGCAGCATATAATAAACCAAGACCTGATGCACCCGAAAGCCAACATACAAAGAATTTTAAAAAGAAGTTTGGTGAAATGAAAAGCTTTTCACAATCATTAGAAGAAGCTGATGCTAAAGCAGCTCTTAAAAAGAAAGCTGAAAAATCAGGCATGCCTTATGGTATCCTAAAGAAAGTATTTGATCGTGGCTATGCTGCTTGGAAAACAAGTCATAGACCAGGAACAAATCCAACTCAATGGGGATTAGCTCGAGTTAACTCATTTACAACTAAATCATCTGGAACATGGGGCAAAGCTGATAAAGATCTTGCCGCAAAGGTAAGAGGAAGCTAATGAAATCATTCAAAGAACAATCAAATTTAGATGAAGCTCCACTAGTAATGGATGATTTAGATATGGTTGATACTCTATTTAAAAAGATTAAAGAAGATATGTATAAAGCAAGACGTCAAAAGAAATCAGAAAAGAATTGGCCTACATTACAAATACTGGCTAAACTTGCGGGTTATGGTATTACTAAGAAAGGTCAAAAGGATAGCAAATCGTTTAGGTATGATTTAAAGAAATGAAAACTTTTGGACAATACTTTACTGAAGGTACAGGTAAAAGCGAACCTTGGGAAGATGGATTTAAGCGTAGAGTAGTAAAAGCTACAAGCCCAGAACATTTAGATAAGGGTTATAAGTGGAGAATTAAGGGTAAAGATAGAGATGAAATATCTATTAAGCTTTACAAAAATAAACCAGATTTTGCTGAATTTAAAAAGCAAATGAAGAGAGTCGCAGGACATGAATTCGGTGGATAACTTTAAACAACACTTTGATTTAATGGAAGGTGTAAATGATCCTTCTATTTTTAAGGCAGTATTTCTAGCAGGTGGACCAGGAAGTGGTAAATCATTTGTTGTAGGTAGAACAGCTTTACAGGCATTAGGATTTAGATTAATTAACTCTGACGATGCTTTTGAAAAGGGTTTAACGAGAGCAGGACTTACTGCTTCTCCAGAAGACATTGCATCAGCTCAAGGTCAAGCTATAAGAGCTAAAGCTAAAGCTCTTACTGGTAAAATTATGCAAAGGGCTTTACAAGGTAGAATGGGTATTGTTATTGATGGTACCGGTAAGGACTACGCTAAGATTAAAAAGCAAGTTGATATGTTAAGAGAAATTGGCTATGCTGTTCATATGATATTTGTTAATACAGATTTAGAAACTGCATTAGAAAGAAACAAAATGAGACCTCGATCGATAGAAGACAGTTTAGTTACTAAAATGTGGAAAGAGGTTCAAAAGAATATTGGTAAATTTCAAGGATTATTTAGAAATAGATTAATCATTGTTGATAACTCTAAAGGTTCAGATATCGATAGTCAAACAATTGGAGCGTTTAAAAGAATAAAAACTTGGGCTGCTAAAGCTCCAGAAAATGCTATTGCTGTAAGATGGATAAAGGGGCAGAAAAAATAATGCATAGTTTTTTAGAACATATTGAAGAAAGATTTGGTATCTACGAAGGTCAACATGTTCCTTTAGAACAACCTATGATAGAAATAGATGAAGCTGCTGAACCTGAGTTAAATAAACCTAAAAGGTCTAGTGGTAAAAAGAAATATGTAGTTTACGTTAAGAATCCTAAAACTGGTAACGTAAAGAAAATAGAATTTGGCGACGAAAAGGGTGGTTTAACATCAAAAATTAATAATCGTGATGCTGCACGTAATTTTGCTTCTCGACATAATTGCGATGCTAAAACTGATAAAATGAAAGCAGGCTATTGGGCGTGTCGCCTCCCGAAGTATGCTAAGGACTTGGGGCTTAAAGGTGGTGGATCTTACTTTTGGTAAACCGTATTGGGAAGATGGCGAGGTAAGAACCTTCGATCCATCGATCGAAGATGCTGAATACGTTTGGCACAGAGATCATGAAGACCGGGAAATAGAAATTTTAGAAGGCGAGGGTTGGCAAATTCAATTAGAAAGATGCTTACCATGGCTATTAAAAAAAGGTATGGTGTTTGATGTAAAAAGACATGAATATCATAGATTAATTAAAGGTGTAACACCATTAAAATGTAGGGTAATAAAACATGACAACGGCAAATGAACAAAGAGCTGCACAATCTGCTAGACTAGATAGAATTGAAGAAAAGATCGATAAACTATCTGACGCTATAATTTCATTAGCCCGCGCTGAGGAAAAAATTGCTACTATGGCAGAATTTGGTAAACAACAAGGGGAACAAATATTAACTCTTATAAATAGAGTTGATAAGTTAGATCAAGTCGTACGCGAAAACGCGGCGACAGTAAACATTATTAACAAACTATTCTGGATAGTAATCGCGGCAGCCGCCACAGCTATCACAGGAATGCTTTTCATACAATAGGAGAAACTAATATGAGACTTAATGATAAACAAACCTTAAGCATTGCTGCGGCCGTTGGCAATGTGCTTGAAGGTAAAACAAAAAAGGAAGAAGCAAAATATCCACACGATATGTTTCATCCAGAAACTGGGGAAAAGGAAGTAGCTAAGGACGAAGCTGATCATAAAGCTCTTGCTAAAAAAGGCTATACTCACGAAAAACCAGAAGTCGAAGAAGCCGGTGAGCCTAAAGCTAAAGGCGAAAAAGAATTTAAAGGTAAACATACCGTTAAAAAATCTGGTGAAAAAGAAGATGGTTCAGTAGTTAAGGAAGAAGTAACTATTTCAATTACCGAAGCTAAGCTTAAAGCTGGTAAAGGTAAAGCTAAGATCGACATTGATCATGAAGGCGATGACATAAAGGCTACTGAAAAGAAATTTAAAGTAAAATTTAAGAAAACTAAAGATGGTTTTGATCTTTCTGGACAAAAGAAAGACATTTTAGCTTATTTGCAATCAAACGAGTATGATATGGATGCAGAAGATATCGAAGACCTTTTCCCAGAACTAATGGAAGATGTCAAAGCTGAAGAGAAAATCGAAGAAGGTTTCTCTAAAGCTCAGATTAAAAAGGCTGTAGAAATGGCTCTTAAATCAGATGGTAAAATGACTCCAGTTGCAAAAAAGATCGAAAAAATTAAAAAGGGATTGAGTAGCCATAAGGAAGTAGCTGCAGCGTTTCAATTAGCTAACGAAGAAGTTAGTGAAGAAGTAGTAGCTGAAGCTTACGCTATGAACGAAGCTAAGTCTAAGATGGAAGAAGATAAAGAAAGATATCAGAAATTCTTTAAATCTGCTTTGAAAAAGTTTGGAGTAGATTCTCCAGCTCAACTTAAAGGCGATAAAAAGAAAGAATTTTTTGATTATGTCGATAAAAACTATGAGGCTGATAACGAAGAGGACTAGTTATATATAATATATGATGAAAATATTTGACAAGCTTAATAGTAGGAATTTTGAACTCTATGCGTCACAGCATTATAATAATCCAGAATGTTGTGACGTAGAAGAGTTTAAAGAAGATTTAACACGGTTTAAGTATCTTAAACGATTACTTAGGCGATATGAACAATATGGAGATCTTCAAGAAAGACTTATATTAAACCACATTATTGTATTATATAATGTGTTTGGTATAGAAGCCGCTAATAGAATGATGTGGTTTAAAGTAGAACCTGAACATTATACTATTTTAAAAACTTTCTTGATATTCTTAAATTATTTACCAGAAGATTCACGGGTAGAAATACCATTGGATCAAAAAATAATAAACAAACTGAGAGAACTTTAATGAGCGTAGTATCAAGAACAGCAGATTTATTTTATGCCTTTAGATTCCTAAAGTTATTAGTTTCGTCTTGGGATAAAACAGATGCTTATGAACTAGGCATTATTGACGCTAATGGTAATGTTCTTAAGAAAGCTAAAGATCGAAAAACTCCACAAGAAAAATCAGCATACACGGTTTTTCATAGACTAGTATTTAATGTAAAACGTCTACTTAATAAGTTACCATTTGGTCAAACTAAACTAGCATCGTACGCATCAGCTTTATTTTTAATTAAAGAAAATACAGGTCTTACTGATGATGAGATTAGAAACATATTAAACGATGTATTTGACGATTTAGAAGAAACAATTGATATATCTGAAAGCGCTTCATGGTTTGATAAGAATAATTTGTTATCACCCGGAACATATACATTAGTTCAAGATATTGCCTCTCCAAACACCGGTGAAGTAATCGCTGGTATAAATACTAAGGTAAAGGCTATTGATTTTACAGAAGCCTATGGAGAAATATTCGGCTTAAACGTATACCAAGTGGAACACGTTTTAACTAAACAAAAAATACTAGTTACTAGTACGGATTTAAAAAGATGAAAAATTTTAAAGATATGTGGGAAGACGCAGCAGCAAATTCAGTAGCATCGGGTGGTGTATCTATGCCAGCGGATGCTGTTAAGAAAAAGAAAAAGAAAGATCTATACGATGGTAGAACCAAAGCAGGCCGTAAATTCGTAGAAAGAATACTAGCTAGGCGCAAAGCAGCCGAAGCAAAAAAGGAAGCAAAAAATGAAAACGTTTAAAGATATTAGAGAAGCTATGTCAACTTGGACAGTGACTGTTCAGAAACCAGTTAACAAGCTTAAGAAAGGCGATAAGCAAGTTGTTAAAGCTCGTTCAGGTTTTGAAGCAATTAATAAAGCTATGAAGTTGTGGAAAGATCCTGCTCTTAAAGCTGCATCAGCAGATTCATTTAAGATTACTAAAGAAGGTCTAGACGAAGCTAGTGATCCTAAAGTTGCTAAAGCTGTCCAAGGACTAAATGATCTTGGCAATAAAATGAAAGGTAAAGACGCTAAACAAGTTAAGCGAATTGAAGGATTATTTCGTAAAGGTAATAAAAAAGTTATGCAAGGCGCTTTAAGAGCTCTGGATACTGATCTTAGAGATCAGATTGCAGATGTTTTAGAACCTCAGGGCTTTTGGAAAAATGGTGTAGTAGACTTCTAATATAGGTTAAAATTATATGAGTAAAATATTGATTGGAATTATTGTTGCTATGGGTTTTACTGGTATGATGTATTACCAATTTTCTGTTGTACCAATGAAGAACAAGCTGGAAGAACAAACAAAGGTTATTCTAGCTCAAGATCTAAGAGATCAAGAACAAAAGGCCGCAATCGAGGCAATTCAAAGTAACTTGGAAAAGACTTCTAATTCTCTTAGAGGTCTTCAAGTACAAAATCAGCAATACGAAACACAAATGTCTGAATATATGGATATATTCCGTAGGCATAACATTGCTAAGCTCGCAAGCGCTAAACCTGGATTGATGGAAACACGAATTAATAATGCAACAAAGGAGGTGTTTGATGGTATCGAAGCAGATAGCAATCGTATTAGCTCTCTTAATGATTAGTGGGTGTAGTCTATTACAACAACCACCTCGTGAAGTCGAAATAATAACTAAACCAATTAAGATTGATATTGTACAACCAGTATTACCAAGATCTTTAAACTTAAAAGAACCTAAGTGGTACGTAGTTTCAGACACTAAAATCATTGAAAATTGTTTAAAGAACGAAGAAGGCAAGTCTGATTGTAAGCTTGGTAGAGAAGATCTATACCCTGAAGGATATACATACTTTGATAAGTTTATTGATGATATTAAAAAAATGCACGGAGGCGATACAGTATTTGTTGCTATGAGCGTTGCTGATTATGAGCTAATGTCTTATAATACACAAGAAATAAAAAGATATATTAATCAGCTCGGTGAGGTGATAGTTTACTATAGAAACGTAACAATAGGTAATGAAGATGCTGGAGCAGTGGAAATTAAAGTGGAGAAAGAAGATGAGTAGAATGAAAGACGATATGACGGTATGGCAAAGAGCCGAAGTTGCTGCTAAGTTATCAGCAATTGCCTATATGAATCCTAAGCCGGCTGACACGGCATGTAAAAAATTAGGATTTGCTTCGGGTAAAATTATTAGTAGAGATGGAGCTGAAGTACTCATCGCAAAAGATAGAAATGATTTATGGTTTGCCTTTAGAGGAACAGAGCCCTCTAAGTTAAATGACGTAATGGCTGATCTTAAAGTTATTAAAAATTCAGCAGTAGCTGGAGGTAAAGTCCATGGAGGTTTCCAAGAAGAAGTCGACGATGTATGGATGGATATTGTAAAAGAACTAGAACATAATGACCAACTAAAGGTAAGAAAAGATGTATATTTTACTGGGCATAGTCTGGGTGCTGCTATGGCTACTATTAGTGCCACACGTTATGAACCTCAAGAACTCTTCACATTCGGATCACCGAGAGTCGGAGGTCAACGATTCATCAAGAATATAAAATGCGATCATTATAGATTTATGAATAATAATGACATTGTATGTAGAATCCCACCAGCATGGCTAGGATTTAGACATCATGGAGAAATGATTTATTTTAACAGATTCGGCGAAAAGGCTCTTAAGCCGACTTGGGCTGATACATTTTATGGCATTATAGAATCATGGAAAAGATGGAAATTCTTTGATGGCGTTGTAGACCATGGAATGCCTAACTACGTTAAAGCTATTAAAAAACTAGCTAAAACGGAGAAATAACATGCATTGGCTATTAATACTTACACTTAAATCAATATTATCTTCAATCATTGGTAGTTCATTCTATCAATGGTTTCAAGGTACCACTATGGGTATATGGTTTCAAAAGAAAGTCGATCAATATATGGAATACTTTGCTGTAAAGTATGACCTTGAATTGGCTAAAAAGGACGCAAAGTTTAGAAAACAATATCCACTTCAAGCTGATCGATTAGATCATCTAGAAGCTGATTTAAATACTCTAGTAGATCTTCCTCTAATTAGAAAGGCTATTATTTCTTATGTTGATAAAACTAAGGGAAAAATCAATATTGCTCCTAGTGGTGAAATGCCAATCTGGGTCGATGACAATAGCAAAAAATAATTAAAAAAACAGTTTACAAAACCTAAGTTTTATGATATAATATATAGTATTATTACTTAATTAACTGACAATGAATGATGGACAACTAAATATGACGATGCACGTAACTAAGCGTAACGGCACAACTCAGGACTTTGATTTAGAAAAAGTACACAAGGTTTTGGAATGGGCTACTGCTGATATATCTGGAGTCTCAGTATCTGAGATTGAAATTAAAGCAAACATACAATTATATGATAAGATTCCAGCTTATGATATTCATGAACTTCTCATTAAATCAGCGGCAGAGCTAATCTCTGAGCATACGCCTAATTACCAATTTGTTGCAGCACGATTAGTATCTTATAAGCTTCGTAAAGAAGTCTACGGCAAGTATACTCCAGATTCTCTTCGAAAAGTTATTATTGATAACGTATCCCGTGAAGTTTATGATGGCTCAATTATGCAGGATTATGATCCAGATGAAATCGATGACTTAGATTCTTATATCAAGCACGATAGGGATGATACATTTACTTATGCTGGTATGGAACAATTTAGAGGAAAGTATTTAGTACAAGACAGAAAAACTAAACAACACTATGAAACTCCTCAAATATTGTATATGATGATTTCAGCAACATTATTTTCTAAATATCCAAAAGAAACTAGAATTAAATACGTTAAGGACTATTATGATGCAATATCTCTTTTCTATATTTCGCTCCCTACGCCCATCATGGCTGGAGTTCGTACGCCAACGCGTCAGTTTTCGAGTTGTGTGCTTATTGAATCTGGTGATAGTTTGGATTCTATCAACGCAACTGCCACTTCAATAGTAAAATATATTTCTAAGAAAGCGGGTATTGGTATTGGCGCTGGTTCAATTAGAGCTGAAGGATCACGTGTTGGCGATGGATCAGTTGTACATACAGGTCTTATTCCATTCTTAAAATACTTTCAAGCTGCAGTAAAATCTTGTTCTCAAGGTGGTGTTCGTGGCGGAGCAGCTACAGTATATCTACCAATGTGGCATTATGAATTTGAAGATCTTGTTGTTCTTAAAAACAATAAAGGTATTGAAGAAAATCGTGTAAGACATATGGATTATGCATTCCAAGTTAATAAACTAATGTATGAACGTCTACTTACTGGTGGTGATATTACATTCTTTGATCCAAATGATGTTCCTGGTTTGTATGAATCATTTTTTGATGATCAAGATAAGTTTAAAGAGTTATACGAAAAATATGAAAAAACGCGTGCTGTACGTAAAAAGACTTTACCAGCAACTGAAGTATTTTCTACATTGATCCAACAACGTAAAGATACCGGTAGAATCTATATTATGAACGTAGATCATGCAAATGAACATGGCGCGTTTAAACCTAAAGTTGCTCCAGTTCGTATGAGTAACCTATGTTGTGAAATTGATCTACCAACAAGCCCACTATCAGATAACCCAGATGAAGGAGAAATATCTTTATGTACATTATCAGCAATCAATTGGGGATTAATCAATGAACCCAGAGAATTTAAAAAGTATTGCAATCTATCTGTTCGTGCTCTCGATGAGTTGCTTGATTATCAGTCTTACCCTGTACGCGCAGCAGAACGGGGCACTATGAATCGTAGACCACTTGGTATAGGTATTATCAACTTAGCATATTTCCTAGCTAAACGTGGTCTTAAATACGATGAAAGTGCATTTGAAATTGTGGATGAATACGCAGAAGCATGGTCTTATTATCTAATTGAGGCTTCTCAGCAATTAGCAAGTGAAAAAGGTGAAATTCCTTTAAAAAATCACACAAAATATGCCGATGGAGTGTTGCCAATTGATACATATAAAAGAGAGCTAGATAATATATTAGAGAATAAAGAAAGACTACCGTGGAACGAGCTTCGAGAGAAACTCAAAGAAACAGGTACTCGTAATTCTACACTCATGGCACTTATGCCAGCAGAAACAAGCGCTCAAATTTCTAATAGCACGAATGGTATTGAACCACCTCGAGCATTAGTTAGTTACAAACAGTCAAAGGATGGAGTAATGGCTCAGGTAGTTCCTGGTTACCACCATCTTAAAAATAAGTATGACCTATTGTGGGATCAAACTTCCCCTGATGGTTATCTTAAGATCTGTGCGATTCTACAAAAGTACATAGATCAAGGCATTAGTGTAAATACATCTTATAATCCAGAACACTTCGATGATAATAAGATTCCTATGTCTGTAATGATGACTGATTTGGTAACAGCATATAAGTACGGATTAAAACAACTTTACTATTTCAATACGTTTGATGGGGCTGGAGAAATGACAGATGAAACAACCCATCACGCATACGATGGAGAGAGTTCACAATACGAAGAAGACGACTGCGAAAGCTGTAAAATATAAGGAAAAATAAATGGCTGTATTGAAAAAGAATAAAAAATCACACTTATTAAAGAATATGTTTCTTGATGAGGCGGTTGATATTCAAAGATATGATGAAGTAAAATATCCACAGATGGATAAAATAACAGATAAACAACTAGGTTTCTTTTGGAGACCTGAAGAAGTAGATGTATCAAAAGACAAAAAAGACTTTAACGCTCTTACAGAAAACGAACAACATATTTTTACGAGCAATTTAAAGAGACAAATTCTGCTTGATAGCGTACAAGGACGTGCTCCTAATTTAGCGTTCTTGCCTATTGTATCATTACCTGAAGTAGAGAACTGGATTGAAACCTGGTCATTCTCTGAAACAATTCATAGTAGATCATACACACATATTATTCGTAATATCTATCCAGATCCATCTTTTGTATTTGATGATTTATTATCGCAAAAGAATATTATGGATTGTGGTAAATCTATTGGTAAATACTATGATGATCTTATTGACTGTAATAATGGTCCAACAAACAAAATGGATCATAAGCGAGCTATTTGGATGGCTATGATGAGTGCTAATGCATTAGAAGGTGTTAGATTCTATGTCTCTTTTGCATGTTCTTGGGCATTTGCTGAACTTAAAAAGATGGAAGGTAATGCAAAGATTATTAAGTTGATTGCTCGAGATGAGAACGTTCACTTAGCTTCAACTACAACTATGCTAAAGCTTCTCAAGAAAGAAGATAAAGATTTTGAAAAGATCGCAAAAGAAATGGAACCACAATCAATTGCTTTATATGAAGAAGTAATTAATCAAGAAAAAGAATGGGCTCAATATTTATTTCAGAATGGTTCAATGATTGGACTTAATGAAAAGATTTTAGCTGATTATATTGAATGGATTGGATGTAAACGTATGAGAGCTATTGGATTACCATGTCCTTATGTAGTTCCACAAGCAAATCCATTGCCATGGACTGAAAAGTGGATTGGCGGCGGTAATGTTCAAGTTGCGCCACAAGAAACAGAGATTAGTTCATACGTAATTGGTGGAGTCAAACAAGATATAGATAGTAATGCGTTAAAAGGATTAAGTTTATGATGGTAGAAATATTTGGAAAAGACGAATGTCCATATTGCGATTTTGCGCTTAAAAGAGCTCAAAAACTAAACGTGGATTTTACATATAAAAAGCTAGGAAAGGATTTCACTCGGGAAGAGCTGTTTGAGCAATTTCCGACAGCACGTACATTTCCACAAATTAAAGTTGATGGAGTTGCTATAGGCGGGTGGGAGCAATTTAAAAACATAGGATAACATATGAAACGATCAGTAGTTAACTGTGAAGTTTGTTATAATAGAAGTATAATAGGTCATGACGAAGATGAGATTGTTTTATTCTGTCCTCATTGTGGCGAAGAACAGGAAGAAGCTCTAGAAGAACTAGACTTTAACGAGTAATATGACATGGCATTATCAAGGCAAAGAATGGCAATTGCCAGAAGAGTTCAGTCACAAAGACGTATATGGATTTGTGTACATGATAACGAATCGGGCAACGGGAAAGAAGTACGTAGGGAAGAAGTTCTTTTGGAGTCAGAAAACTCTAGGGATAACGAAGACAAGGAAAAGGCGTAAAAGGTTATTAGTAGAATCTGATTGGATGAGCTATTGGGGTTCTAATAAGCATCTTCAAGAAGATCATAATAAAATTGGAAGTGATGGGTTTTACAGAGAAATATTACATCTTTGTAAAACTAAAGGGGAATGTTCATACATGGAAGCAAAAGAACAATTTGATAGAGAAGTGTTACTTACTGATGATTACTATAATGGTATTATTCAGATTAAGCTTGGTGGTAACGCAGTTAAAAACTTTTCAAAATAAACGTTTACATTTGCTAAAAAGTATGATATAATATACATATTAATTGATAAGGACTTTAAGTGTGAAAAGCAACGTAATACAATTTCCAACACATATTCGAGAGGCTGCTATAGCTGATGAATATGACGAAATACGAAGCGAGTTTGAAGAATTTACAGATGAGTGTAGAGAAACATCTCAAATAATTCTTCTTATGATTGAAGAGTTATTATTAAACGATGCTAGTTCATTTGATGATATTGATTTTAGAGATAGCAATATGCCAGAATCTAAAGATATGTTTGTTATAGTCAATATGATCTCTTCAATGCTAATGAAATATGGCGGAGCGCATCATTTTTTACACGACCACTTCGATGAAATATATGATAAATTAATGGAAACAATAGGACCTGATGAATGATTTTACTTGATTATAGCCAGATAGCGCTATCTAATATTATAGTACAAAAATTAAATGATGAAGATATGATAAGGCATATGATACTAAACAGTATTCGTATGTACAATAAAAAGTATCGACACGAATACGGCCAAATGGTTATTTGCGCTGATGGTTCTGGGTACTGGCGTAAAGATTACTTTCCTGAATATAAAGGAATGCGTAAAAAGAATCGTAAAGAGTCAGATCAAGACTGGGGAGAGATATTTAGAATCTTAAATCTAGTGCGTGAAGAGTTAAAAGAAAACTTTCCATATAAAGTAATCCACCTAGATGGATGCGAGGCTGATGATGTCATTGGTACTCTTACTATGAATACTCAAGAATTTGGTCAACATGAACCAGTGATGATTGTCTCATCAGATAAAGACTTTATCCAACTCCACAAATACAACAACGTCAAGCAATATTCTCCAATTCAAAAGAAAATGGTAGTTGATAAGAACCCTAGGACTTATAAGTTTGATCATATTTGTCGAGGCGATAAAGGCGATGGCATTCCTAATATTCTATCTCCGGATAATGCTATCATGGAAGGTATTCGTCAATCTCCAATGACTAAGAAAAAAGTTGAACATTGGGCTGATAATGTAGATAACCTAAAACAAATCATGACTCAAGATGAGTATAGGAACTATCAAAGAAATAAAACTCTTATTGATCTTGAAGAGATCCCTGATGTCCACCAAAAAAATATTATAAATACTTATAATGGACAAAAAGTCCCAATGAAAATGAAAGTATTGAACTACTTAATTAAAAAAAGATGCAATCTATTGATTGAATGTGTGGAGGAATTTTACAATGGTTAAACCATTAATATCAGAAGTGTTAGCTAATGCTAATAAATTAAAAACTAAAAACGATAGAGTAAACTATCTAAAAGAACAAGATTGTACAGCTCTTAGGGATATACTACGTATTAACTTTGATGAAACAATTGAATTAGCATTACCACCAGGAGAGCCTCCGTTTAAGAAGTTTGACGCTGAAGGTAAAAGAAAGCCAAAAGAGCTTAGATTTGAGTATCCAAAATTCTCAAATTTTGTACAATCAGCTACGCCAAAACTTAATCAATTTAAAAGAGAGACAATTTTTATTGATCTACTCGAATCTATTCACCCGGACGACGCACAATTATTCTGCACAGCCAAAGATAAAAATCTTAAACTCAAATATGTTACAAAGGCTATGATTAAAACTGCGTTTCCAAATTTAATAAAAAAATAGGAGAATCATACCCAAAAAATCTATATCATGATAGTTTCAATTAACTTAACCCGGAGATTGCTTATGAGTTATATTCAAATTGAACGCCTTAAGAAGGACAGAAACAAGGCACTATACTATCAACGTAAATTATTAAAAAAAGGAAAAGATGTGTTAGCGTACAAGATGGAGAAGAAAATCGCGCATCTTAATCATTTCCTAGATGATATGGAGGCAATTAGCAAGGCGCATTGATAATTCCCCTCAGTGAAATAATGTGAAAATAATTTCACTGAGGGGTTTACATTTGCTAAAAAGTATGATATAATATACTATATTAAACGATAAAGAATTGAATATGAATATTTTTATATTATCAGATGATCCCATCGAAGCAGCGCAACTACAGTGCGATAAACACGTCGTAAAAATGATTGTAGAATCAGCGCAAATGTTATCAACAGTACATAGAATGATAGATGGCGTTATGGAACGCAGACCATCTAAATCTGGTTCTATGCTTCAGTACTTTAAACTTGCCGATGAAAGAGAAGATATTCTATATAAGGCATGTCATTTTAATCACCCATCAACTATTTGGACTCGCGAAGGCTGTTGTAATTATACTTGGCACTACGAGCATTTCATTGCGCTATGCGATGAGTATACATATAGGTATGGAAAAATTCATTCAACAGATACTAAGTTAAGAGAAGCTCTTAAAAAGCTACCTGTTAATATAAAACAAGGTAAAACTCCATATAAGCTAGCTATGGGATCTAATCCAGAATGCGTTGTTAATGAGTTAGGTGGAACAAACGCGGTAGAATCCTATAGAAATTTTTATCAAACAAAACAAGAGAAGTTTAAAATGATTTGGACTAAAAGAAATATACCAGAGTGGTTTAATTATGCCACTGTATGATTTTAAAAATTTAACAACTGGTGAAGTTGAAACAAAGATGATGTCTATTTCATCTATGACAGAATACGTAAAAGATCCTAATATTGAACAGGTACTTTCAGCTCCAAAGATTATTGGAGAAACCGGTGGATCCGTTTTAAACAAAGCAGGCGAAGGATGGAAAGAAGTTCAATCAAGAATTCAAAGTGGAATGCCGCCAGCTGATAGAGGAAATATTAATACAAAATGAATAAAAAACCATTACGTTTAAAGCTAGAACATCTAGCAAAATTAGAACCATTAACACAAAATCAAAAATTAGCATTTGATTCGTTTGAATGTGGTAATCATTTATGTTTAGATGGTTCAGCCGGTACCGGTAAGACTTTCATATCTTTGTATCTGGCTTTAGAGGCAGTGTTTAAAAAGGAATATGATAAGGTTATTATTGTACGATCTGCCGTTCCTACTAGAGATATGGGGTTTCTTCCTGGTACTCAAGAAGAAAAAGAAGATGCTTATACTGCTCCATATAAAGCAATTGTTAATGATCTATTTCAAGATCAAGAAGCTTGGGGTAAATTAATTTCAAGTAAAAGCATAGAGTTTTTAACTACATCGTTTATTAGAGGATTAACAATAAAGAACGCAGTTGTTATTGTAGACGAATCACAAAACTGTAACTATCATGAACTATGTTCAGTTATAACTAGGCTTGGTGAAGACTGTCGATTTATTATGTCTGGCGATTATTATCAATCAGATTTTACTCGCAAAGGCGATCAAGATGGCATTAACCGATTTATTGGTATTATTAAACACATGAACTCCTTTGATCATATTGAATTTAAGTGGGAAGACATTGTTAGAAGTGGCTTTGTACGAGACTTTATTATGACTAAAGAGTTATTTGAAAAGGGCAAATTATAATGAGTAAGTGGAGACATGAAGAAAAAGAAGATATTCGTAACTATGATTTAGAAGCTAGAAATTTAATGAATGGTCTATCAATGAATCAGCGATATGAATTATATCAAATTGTTAATAAAGAAATGAAAAAGCGATGCTCTGATGAACGTAGATCTGAACTAAAAGCTGTAAGAAAGGCTATTGAATCTACTAGGAATATTGATACATATAAATTAAACTTTATTGTCAATGGCTACAAATCAGAAATGGCTCAAAATGGCCGTCCGCAAGATGGCTCTAAAAGACCATGGCGTAAACAAACATGAATATAGGAAACTTTGAACATGAACCAATTGATCTTGGGTATACAGACCTTGTCGCAAAAACTACTAATGCTGGGCGAAAATACGCTGCTCCTAATGGGATTAAGTACCCTTCTATTACTACAGTACTTTCTATATTAAGTGAAGACCATATTCGCGAATGGCGAGCAAGGGTAGGAGAAAAAGAAGCTAATAAAATTTCTAAGAGAGCTTCAACTCGTGGTACTGCTGTCCATTCTGTTTTAGAACGATATGTTGATAATGAAGAAGACTATTTAAAGGATGCAAATCTGATTGTAAAGTCTAACTTTATGGAAGTAAAAGAAATACTTGATAAAAGATTAACTAAAGTCTATGCCCAAGAAGCTGCTTTATATTCAGAACATCTTGGTGTTGCTGGAAGAGTGGATTGCGTTGGTGTTTTTGATGGACAAAATTCTATTATTGATTATAAAACTGCTGCTAAGACTAAGAAAAAAGAATGGTGTGAGGGTTACTTCATACAAGAAACTGCGTATGCTATTATGTGGGAAGAAAGAACTGGTATGCCAATTACTCAATTAGTTACTGTAATTGCTGGCGATGAAGGAGCTCAAGTCTTTATCGAACATAGAGATAATTGGAGTGAAAAGTTATTAGACACTATAACCGAATATAAAATGAGAAAGCTTTTTGGACATTAATTATGACAATGCCAAATGAAAGAAGATGGGCAATCAAAAATACAGAAATCTTTTTAAGAGACTTGATGGACCCAAAGAAAACTCCACGTGTACCTAGTGCTATAAGAAAAGAAGCATACCGTTGCCTGAGGCATTATCCAGGCGATTATCATATGGAACAAGCAAAAATAGAAGCACCAAAAATCTTTGGTGATTGGGATAGTGAATTTAAATGAACTTAATTAGAAATGCAATACAAACGCCAGATGGTACTATTTTAGAATCGACCCATCGTCACGATTATAAGACACATACTGATGCCAATGGTAAGACTTATATGGTCGATGGTGGACTTTCATATCTTCGAAGATCAGTTCATAAAGATCAAAAAGATCTTTCTTTATACGATAATGAATCACACAAAGTTCAAGCATCAGTTTTAAAGTGGGGGACTTATGGTATTAATGGAGATCAGCCATTAAGCCATATAAGTATTAGTGACATGGATACTGATCATATTGGAAACATATTAGGAATGGGCCGTATAAGTTCAGTTCACAGAAAGTGTATGGAAAACGAATTAAAAACTAGGAGATAAAATGAGAAATTTTAGAGAGCAGATGGTAAAAACATCTATGGCATATATGCAAGCACAAGCAGCAAAGCATCAAATGAACGCTGATATTATTTTAAGTAATCAGGTATCAGTCGGAGAGCATTCAGATCAAATGGAAACTCTTGAAAAAGAGCTTGGCTTGATGGCAGATTATGTAGAAAAGTATGAAATGCTTGAAAAATATTTTAAATAAATGTTTACATTTGCTTAAAAGTATGTTATAATATACATATAAATTGATAAGGACTTATGAAAGAAATGAAAGAAAATATTATATTAGTTGATTGCGATGGAGTCTTATGTGACTGGGAATACGCATTCCACCAGTGGTGTAAACATAGTAAGGGGTTAATTCCGCAAAACAGTGAATACAACATTGCCAAGCAATTTGATCTTGAAAGATCTGAAGGTAAAAAATTAGTGACTGAGTTTAATGACTCTGCTGCAATTGCGTTTTTACCGCCTTTAAGAGATGCTGTCTATTACATGAAAAGATTAAATATGCTGAATGGCTATAAATTTCACTGTATTACATCATTAAGTACTAATAGCTATGCTCAAAAGTTAAGAATACAAAACCTTGAGTTATTATTTGGTAAAGAACTATTTGATAAATACATTATTCTAGGTTGTGGTGATGATAAAGACGAAGCTCTTGAACCATACCGCGACAGCGAATGCTGGTGGATTGAAGATAAACCAAAGAACGCAGAGCTTGGAGCTAGCTTAGGACTAAATTCTATAATTGTAGCTCACGAACATAACGCCTATTACAAAGGTGATATTCCAAGATATTGGAAATGGAAAGAAATTTATAAACATATTACAGGAGAACTTTAATGCCCGTAAAATTTAAAGATAGTGTTAAGAATCAAAAAACTGGTACAGTACAAAACTATTATATGAAATCAACTTCAACTGATGAGTTGAAAGAAGCTTTAGATAATAGTAATACACAACCAAAAAAGAAGCAGAAGATTCGCAATGAATTGACTAAACGTGGTTATGCGTAAGCTCTGGACGATTTGGAAACATGCACTTGGATCCTTTGATGAAGAGGATGGGTACGATGCTGAGAATGAAAATCACATCTCTTACATTCGTACATTTATAGTGTTATCAAATCTTGTTTGCGCATACTTAATTATGATTAATATAATTAGAGGTTGGTAATGGAAACAGTAGTAAATTGGTATAGAATAGTAATGGATCTAAGATACAATCCTTTGAGATTTATTCCAGATCCTGTATTACAAGGCTACTTGCTCGTAGCTTTGTTTGTAATGTGGTCAGGCTTTTTTGGTCTTATTGCTATGTTTTACATAGGTTGGTTGGGATATAGTATTCCTGTTTCAATAGCAGTGCATTTATCAATAATTGTACCTACTATTCTTACTAACGCAGTATTTTTAGATGCTGAGCGTAAAGGTAAAAGATAGAGGTATATATGAACAAGTGGTGGAGAATCTGGGCGAAGAGTCTAGGTGAAAAGGTTGGGGAGACGGATAGACAAGCCAATACTGTTGCTGGCATTAGAACAGTATGGTGGATTACTCATATGTTAACATGTCTAGCAATCATACTTAATGCCATAGCAAATCATGGCTGGGCACTCATCGGATTATGAAAATAACAATAAACGTTGAAGTTGATACAGAAAATCAAACAGACGTAGATACTATTGAAGATTTAATCGATATAATTAAGCAGATTAAAGACCAAAATACAGAAAATAACTAATCACTTTAGCTTTTTTACTTGTATAAATAACAGTAAAGGAGTAAAAATATATGAGTGATTTATTAGATTTTGATTTTGGCTTTACTGCTGTCGATGAAGACGAGCTAGAAGCTGTACAATCTGTCAAATCTGAAGCTACATCAGCTTCGGCTAATGCGCATGAGCTAGAAGATAAGCTTAATAAGTTATACAACTCTATACTTCCTTTATTAACAAATCTAAAGAAAAATCCAGAAAAAGAATATATTCTATGGCCAAATAGAGTAGCCAAAATAGAACAATTCGAAGATTTAATAACGGGGATAATTAAGTAATGCCAATTAAAAGTCCAGGTTCTAATAATATATTGTCCTTAGGCACAACAGCAGGTTCCAATTCTTCTATTAGTGGAGAGCACGGTGGTTCTGCACCTCATTCACTAAGCGAATATTATCAAATAGCCGGTGGGGGTAAAACACATAGCTATAACACGACTGTGCCAAGTTCGGGTGAAATAAGATTTAGTAATTTTCTTGGTACTATGCAAGGAACAGCTACACAATCTGCATCAGGTGGAACCATTGCTTCAACCTGGAGTTCTGTAAACGCTAATAACGGCAGTGGAGGGACCGCGGCCGCTGGTTCTAGAGTTAATATTACTTTTGAGTATGATAATAATAGAATCAAATTTGAGTTTCAAGATTATGTTACGACAACAGTTAATGGCGCAACAACAACTGTAAATAAAGACCTCTCAGGTGGCTTAGCGCAAGCTAGTGCAACAACTAAGGACGCAAGATATATAACAGCAGTAAGATATAGATGGGTTTTCCATGATATGGATGTATTACATTTTTCTAACAATGGCAGTGGCGTCAAGGTAACTTATGTTTTAGGTCATGATACAGCTCCCTATTGTACAGCAAGTAACAACTCTTACACAACCGGTATTTCGGCCGGAGCTAAAGCAAACTATTCAACGGATTATAGAACACTTAATTTTCCTGGCGGGATAACATCTAACAAGGCATTTAGTACAGGTATAGAATGCCGCGCTAATGAATCCAGCTCATACGGTGGCTATACTATAGCAACGTCAACGGTACAGCCCAGAGCTAATAGCGTTGCTTCAGGAGGTTATCTGCAGCTTCAACTTCAAGTATATAGTGAAGGTGCCTGGCAAACAGCAACCTTATTTACAACCAACGGCACTAGTGTTGGTGATGGCGGTATCCAGATTATTAAGGCTCAATCATCAAAAAGTCCTAGTAATAATACTTAATTATGAATAATCCATTAATAGAATATATTAAAAACTACCAATTAAATGATAAGTTTCCAGATTACGAAATTTATAAATGGGGGAGCTATGGAAATCCGCTAAGTCATAAACCT